CCAAGGGTAGGTACATTCAAAAGGGTGAGTTGTTCTACCATATCCCATACAAGGAAGCGGAGTTGATCAGACTGTGACACAGCAGCAACCCAAGACAAGACGTAAGACAACTTATAAAGGTGCAGATCAGAAGGCAACTTCTGGCCTCACCCCTAAGACAACTAGACAGAAGGAGTTCATAGAAGCCCTTACAAACTCTACACAAGTCTTCGTGTTGGGACCAGCGGGTACAGGCAAGACTTACATCACCGCCACAGTAGCTGCTGATCAGTACACTACTAAGAGTATTGATAAGATTGTTATTACTAGACCCCACGTGGCAGTAGGTAAAGACTTAGGGTATTTGCCAGGGTCTTTAGAAGAGAAGACTTACCCTTGGGCCTTGCCAGTCTTAGACGTACTCATCAAACACTTGGGTAAGGGTGCAGTGGAAACAGGTATTAAGTCTGGTAATATCGAAATGGCACCACTGGCCTTAATGAGAGGACGAAGCTTTGAGAACGCCTTTATCATAGTTGACGAGACTCAGAACATAACTACCCACGAACTTAAGATGCTACTAACTAGGGTAGGGGAGAACTCTACTATCGTCCTTAACGGTGATGTCCAACAGTCGGACTTAAAGGAAGCAGACGGCTTGTCTAAGGTGATACACCTAGCTAAGAAACATTTGTTGCCCGTATCAGTTATTGAGTTTGGGGTTGACGACATAGTGCGAAGTGATATATGTGCCCAATGGGTACGTGTTTTTATGAAGGAGAACTTATGATATACGTGTATGTAGTAATACTCAGCATGTGGGAGGACGGGGTACCTGTCTACTCGGTGAGAGCCCCTAATGCGGTGTATAAAACGGAAGAGAAGTGCCAAGCGGTGAGAGAGCTAAACATGCTATACCTGCTTGAGACTTCACCAAGCCCTACAGCAGAGTTTCGTAGTCTTTGCGTAGGGATGCAGTTTCAAAACCAGAAGACTAAAGGAGATTTATAATGCAAGTTAAGGGTACAATACAAGCGGGTCAAACTAAGATCGTATTAGGGGAAGGCTCTACGTTTACCCCAAGGGGCCAACCCGTTCCCCCTCTAGAGCCTCCTATGAAGACGGTACAAGAAGTTAAGCCGACAGAGAAGGACTGACAATGGCTAAATGGAAAGAGATGATCAGTGACTTTGACAGTGACATGGTTAATCACCCGCCCCACTATGGGACAGGCTACATTGAGTGTATCGACTACATCGAAGACTTCTTAACCGAAGAAGAGTACATCGGATACCTACGTGGGAATATCGCCAAATACTTACACCGATGGCGGTACAAGAACGGCATAGAAGACCTGAAGAAAGCCCAGTGGTACGGCAACAGGCTGATGAAGGTGGTGGAAGATGCCTGACGTAGTAACCATCATACTGGTAGTCCAAACACTGCTGATCCTGTGGTTAGCAGGGAGGGTCGATAGGCTGCAGAAGGACATAGACTTTAAGATGAAGGTTCCTATGTATGCCCTCTTTAGGCACTTAGACGAAGAACACGGCAAATAAAAAAAGCCCCCGTATCCTTAATTGGACGCAGGGGCTTTACTTTGTTTATTACTTTTTGTTAGTAGTATTGGTGATTAAATCTGCTTGTTGTTTAATTAGTTGTTGCTGCTTCTCTAGCTCAAGGTATTGCTTGTCTAGCTCTGACGTTTGCGGGAACTCTAATACCTTACCGCTTTCCAAAGAACTTACTCACAGACCTCATACCTATGCTGGCACTAACGATACCCCCCAAGGCAATTTGATACCACTGGGGCATAACCTCAAGTGAGGCAAAGCCACGTGCTACTATGTCGTTACCCCAATCTCCACAGAACGCAAGTATGAGTGGAATGCTGAACAGCAGGGTTATCCATTCGTCCTTCCAACTGTTCTCCGTGGACTTCATAGCTTCTATGTCCCAGTCAATCTCACCAGTAAGCTGCTTCTTCTTGATCTCAGCTTCGGTCAGTTTAATCTGTGTCTTACCATCTATGACGCTTGTCGCAAGTCCTGTAAGGCTGCTTATGAGGGCTCCTATCATTTCTCATGTCCTAACCATACAGCAAAGGCTCCGGTCATAGCACCTGTCACAGTGGCAGTCAGAGCAGTGGCCTGTGAGGTCATAGCATCAGGTGGTAGGTGCATGAACCAGAACAGTACTTCGATATACATATATGTCATAACCATCATCATAAGACGGGGCATGATCTTCCAGTGCAGAAATCTTTCCATAGTAACGCTCATTTATCGTCCTTTCAATCCATCTATAATCTCTTGTGCAGAAGGCCTACGTTTCTTAAAGTCGTAGACGCACTCAAAACTCTGAGGACATTGTCGATAAGCTGCCCCGTACTCATACTTAGGTATTAGAGGTGTGGGGTAGTATGTGGCAGAAGACCCGTTAGGACCACGATACCAGCACTGCTGTATACCCATTATAGCAATACGTTTCCACAACTTGCAGATAACCATACGTGGCTCTTTAGCCTGTACCCCCACAGTGGAAAGCACCAGCAGTATGACGAACATCTTTACCACGAACCTGTACCCTTACCTATTAGATATGTGCCTAGAAAAACAAAGCCTATAATGCCCAGAGACAACAAGAAAAGGGCTATGTTATTAACGATCTCTTTCTTAGCTTCCATTGCCTTGTAGACAGTATCTTCACGCTCTTTGCGTATCTGACGTCTAAGAGTGATCATCTCTTCCCAAGTAGAAGGCCCGAACCTCATGTTCAATAAGAACATCAGCTCTTTCTCCTGAGCCGCCAACTTCTTCTTGTGGACAATTATGTCAAAGGCCTCCTTCTCTATACTGTCGGCAGACGTTAGCTTTTGTATAGTCGAAGGGGTCTTTCTTTGTTGTTCTGCTTTATGAAGATCAGAGGCGGCTCCGAACCACTCCCCTAGCTGCCCCATAACGTCTTCTATCTCTCTGCCATGTTGCACCAATTTTTTAGTCATGGTGAAGGCAGCAGTACAGGCTGATATAGCCGTTATGGGGTCTAGCATTAGTCTCTCTCCATTACCTCTAGCATCCTTTCAAGGGACTCTTTTATGCCCTTTATGTTCTCTTCTATCTTTCCTAGCTGCACGGCTTGGGTAACTGAGGATGTTTCAACAGCCTTAACATCAGCACTTATTCTAACTATAGAGGCGTAGTTGGCGTCTACGTCTGCCCTCATCTGTGAAATAGCCCAAACTATCATTGCGGCTTGTACTACCAAGGCAAACATAAGACTTGCCGATATATTTTTATTCATTACCCAAAGTTCATCCCCGCTAGTCACAGGGGTAGGCTTTCCAATCAAGCTGGAAGTGTGGCCCATCAGGGAACTTCTTCCAATCACCACCCCAAACAATCTTAATGTCTAACTCCTCTGCAGCCTTCTTCATAGCATCCCCGATAGGGTAGAACTCTTCCCACTCCCATGATACAGGGTAGGGTACAACGTCTACTGCATGCCCTGTCAAGTGACGAGACTTAAGTGTAGTTGACTTACCTGTCTTCTTAAGCATACGCTGACGTTCAATGCTACGAACACCCTCAGTTACGCTAAAGTCCTTTTCGCTAATCTCTAGTGCCCTTACAACAACAGCTACCATATCAGGATGTACTCCCGACAAGTTCTGTCTACTTCGTAGTCCTAGTGTGTATCCCATTAAGTCACCTCAATCCAGTTTGTTGTTTCTTCGTCCCATTCATACTCGTTGCCATCATTGGGGTACGCAACCGGCGGTTCCCAAAGACAGGTCGTTTCGTTCAATGTCCAACTTGCATAATGCTGTGGGCTGTAGAAAGCATCCCTTGTGCTGTCATATGTATAGCCGACACCAGCATAGTTTTTCCGCAACGGTGTGCCTCCTAGCAAGTGTTGACCGCCATGAGTGTTGTATGACGTTTGCACCCAAGTCCCTACCTGAGTATCAACAAAATCTTGTTCAGCAACGATAACTTGCGTGACGATTCCAGCCTCTATTTTTGCAAAGTGGCTCATGTTAGATACCTCAAAATAACTACGCCAGAACCGCCACTGCCGCCCGTCTGATTACCAGCCGCCGCCATAGAGCCGCCCCCGCCTCCGCCTTTATTTGCGCTGCCAGACGTCCCGTTATAGTTTGCCTGCGCACCAGCGCCGCCGCCCGAAGATGCTGAACCGCCAGAATTATAGCCACCGCCACCACCGCCGC